CATCATAACGAATCCCTCATTGAGGAACATTACGGTAAATCCAATCCAAAAAATCATAGTTTTTAATTAAGGTAAATCAATGCTCCCGTCAGTCGAACGTTAGCACCAGTGATAGAAACATCTGCTGCACCAACAATATCAACTTTAGCAGAATCAACATCAAAGTCAGCAGTTTTAAAGGAGGTTTTAGCAGAATCAAGAGAAAGATCTGCTGTTTTAACAGTAGTTTTTGCTGCAGTAAGATCAAGAGCTCCTGTCTTGATCTCTGCCTTTCCTGCTACTGTCCTAAGTTGATACGCATTTAGTATACCAGATCCTGTAAGAAGTCCTCCTGGAATTTGCTTACCCAACACATCCATATGATATGCACCACCAATCTGTTGTTGCATATCACCAATAATTTTATGGTTGATAGATCCAGCAGAAACAATGTTCACAGATGCTCTAGGATCAAAAGATTGTACCACAGATTCAGAAACACCAAATGTTTTTTTCTGACCAGATATAACCTCTTTATAGTTTACAGTTCTTTGTGTGAGAGTTCCACAAACCATATCAATGGTTCCTTTACCACTTTGTCCTGCTTGGATTTTAACACCAGCATGACCTTGTAAGGTTAATTCTTCGTCTGCAATGAAAGTTATCTTCGTTGCTCTGATAGTATATTCACCACCTCTTGACTCATGAGTAACATCACCATAGCAAAGAACATTCAATGCTTCTTTATTTTCTCCACCAGCATTATATTGAATTACTGAGGGTTCTGTGTGTAATTGTTGCTGACCATTGGTTTTAATGCATAATTTACCACTTGCTGCACCTCTATTTGGATCATGAACACCTGTAATCAGACGAATAGTTCCTTGATTGTCCAATGCAATGGCACTATCACCAGGTCCATCAATCCTAAGTGTCTTTTTACCATTCTCACCAGGAAGTGTTCTAGTGTAAATATGAGATCCGTCTGCCTTAATTAAGGTACTAAACTTCAGACCATCCGCTAGAGATTGTGTTTCTGGAGAGGTTTTTGGTTTTGCTACCCCCGTGGGTAGATTTTTTGACGACTTAACTCCCTTTGATGCTGACATTATGGACAATCCACGTAACGACCAGTGCCAATCTTAGTAGCACCAACTGTTGCTAGTGCATCTGTATCTAGACATGATAGTGATGGCATTAATTTTGCACCATATCCACCTCCACCAACAATAATTATTTTAGGAATAGCATCAAAAGTCACTTCCCTATTCAATACTCTAGCACCAATAACAAATCCATCATCATTGATAATTGCTTCAGCAATATTTGGATCATCATTAATATAAATGGTTGGTTTACTTTGATATCCAGCTCCAGGACGTATTAGAGTAAATGTATCAATTATACATCTCTTACCATTGTTAGATGCCAAATTCTTTTTATATCCATACCCACCAGATAACACTCTAATTTCAGATACAAATCCATCATTGTCTAACAATGCTGTAGCAGATGCTCCAATACCATTACCACCAACTGTTACGAATGGAGCTTCAGTATATGGACCACCAGGAACAGTTACTGGAATCTCAATAATTTTTCCACTATCATCAGTAATAACATCACCTGTATCAACAACTGGTTCAACTGGATCTGAGAATACAGTTCCTTCACCACCAACTCCTTCATCTACATCATCGATATCTTGATTAGATAAAACCAGAACATCTGCAGATGCATTTGTAGAGGAGATACTAAAAGTTAGAACATCATCAGTTTCTGATTCATAAGCATCTTCAATTCCAACAGTAATTTTAGCGGAACTATCTTGAATAACAAAATTAGCAGAAACAACTCCACCTATAATATCAGAAGGAGTAAAGTTTGGTGATAAACGATAATTTAAAACACTTCCACTACGAACATTTTCTGTTGTTACAGTGTAAATGATGAACTCACCTGCACTAACAGAACTTCTATTAGCAACTACATTATAAGAAGGTGCTGTAGATGTAGTATCCTCTGTACCATCACCAGTTGTAATACTATCATCAACACCTTCATTAATTTCTTCTATAATACCATCAGGTGTATATTCAAATGGATCATATGGATCATAGTTTTCCACATCATCTGTAATTTTCTGCTTAATAACACACTTAGCAACGTTATTTTCAAATTTACTAATAATACCACTCTTCCTATCAGGACTATTCAGTTTGATTCTAGCAAAGAAAATTTCATCATTTTCAGTAACAGAATCATTAATAGTTTTTATCTCAACTTTTTTTGATGATTCATTAGGAGCAAAACCAACAATATCATCAACCACGAGGAAATCTTTATTTGGAGTTGCACTAGCACCAATTGTTTTGAATGTAACAGAAGATGCTTCAGTTAAATATCCACTTCTAGTGACTGTAAATACTGCGTTGTCACCCTCTAAAACTTCAATATCTTTAATATCATATACTATCTTCTTCTTATATGATCCACTATTTGGATTATTATTAGGTGTATCTCCATAGGTACCATCAAATACACCACCACGGAATCCAATACGAGTTGGTTCTAGTTTTTTACCATTGTATGCTTCTTCACAAGTATATTGATTATAGTCAGCAGACGTGTCTGGAAACATATTATCAATACTTTCTAATAGATCATCCAAGAAATCATTTTCTTTCTTCTTCTCTTCACCATTAGTGCATTCACTATCCTCTGCACTACACTTTGCTTCAGGTCCACTACATGAAATACCTAAAAATTCTAGAATCTTAGAAATTGCTCCACCAACTAAATTCAAAGCGTTAGCAATTGGTCCTAAAAGATCTTGTAGTGGTCCAAGAATACTATCAATGATATCTTCTAGAAGAGAAGTTAGTTTAGATAGAATACCGTTGACCATAGCATCAATCTGACATACTACACTCTGGTAAACATCATTGATAATACCCATTAACATATCTGTGATCCATTGGATTAATCTCTCTCCAATGTCTGCCATCTTACAACCAAGATCTTTAAGAAGTTTGTTGAACCACTCAGTTACTGGTGTTAATACATTTCCTGTTCCATCTGGTCTCAAAACTGCCTTAATTAATAAATCAACTGCATCAGTAAGTTTTTCTATGATAAAACCTTTTATCTTAGCAATGAAATGTCTAATAACAGAAATAAACTTATTTGTGTATTTTCTAGCAGTATATACTGCATCATAGATTCCACCAGTTGCTTCACCAACTAGGTAAGTACCAATATTTCCATTGTTTCTTTGTACTTCTGCGAGAAACTCCCCCATAATACGGGTAGTTGTTGTCTTGAGATCTTCAGGACCACACTTAGATGCTTTTTCTTGACACCAATCTTCTGATGCAGGTGATCCATCAGCAAGAGGAGCAATCATTGCTGCAGGTATGGGAGCATCATGTGGTTTTACACCACCAATGGTTAATTCTGTTGATGTTTGTAATCCTTCTACACCACCTGTTGTAGCAAACGTAGCAAACGTTCCACCACCATTTCCAAATACTTGATTATACCCTGCATCTTCAAGAATTCCTATGTCATCATAAGTGAATGATGCTGCTAGTGATTCATCTAGTATAACTGATCCAGTTTGTATACCATCTTTAACATTTTTTGGTTCTCTGACAGGAGTTTTCTCATCAGTTTGTGATGATGATTGTGTAGCATTATTTGCTGGTGCTGGAATACCATCCTTATGGACATCAATATCTGGATCAATAAATGTCGTAAAGGAATTACATTCTCCAGGTTGAAACTCATTAACTACCTTAGTCGCACCTGGGGTCATACCAATTGACCCCATGATGATGGGTTTTTGTTTTTCTGGATCTAGATAAAATCCAATTACCCATGATCCTTGCTTTAATTGTGAATGCGTTCCTGTTAAATTCCCAACACTGAATGGTAGGTTTACAGGCATGATTACAGATGCCCATGGCAATTCCTCTGCAGGAACAACCTCGCAATCCTTAAGATGCTCACCTACAATACGAACCTTATATCTATTAGAACCTTTAATGTCTGGTAGAGTTTTAGATTGTTTTTCAACCTGTCCAATCCACCAATTAAAGTTATCTCTCCCAATACGATATTCAGGAATTAAATTAGAAAACGCATTATCCATTATTCATCAATCATCATATACTAGACACTCTGGTTCGTCTGGATGCTGGTCACACCACAATTCTATTGTGTTGGGATCGTGATGATCTCCTTCTTTGATTTCTGCTGCATGATGAGAAACATACTCTTCTAGATCGTGTAGTTCACCTTCAATATGACGACGCATCTGAGGATTAGTTGTAGGATCCTGTAAGATCTCTTGATCTTTATGGATGTGTTCTTCTATGGTTTTCATGAGTATTAGCTCGATACAATAGTATTTATTATAGTATATTAGGTTTCATCACGCAAGGATCCTTCATCTTTCATTCCGAAAGAGTCCCGCATAACCTTTATTGTTGTGGTTACCTCACCGTTTGCTCCTGCTGTATTGAGGTAATTGTGGTTGACTTCTTCGATCAAATACAATCCACTGGTCTCTAAATCAAATGGTTGTTTCTCAATTTCTTTGTCTGATAACTTAGATCTAATTCTAATATCAATCCTATCACCTGCACACATTAATGGATTGCCTGCAATTACAATAGTTCCTGATTGATTTCTCAGCATACTATATCGTGTCAATGATTGAGTTGCATAAAATTTTTGCCAATCAGCAAATTTGTTTGGATCTGTAGATCCATCAGTATCATTAGGAGATGCAATACCACTTTTATCATAAAAACTTTCATGATCAAGGTAAATGCTCATAGTTCTAGATGGTATACTAGATAATGTCTTTTGTGTAGTCCTCAGACCTTCTATTTTTTCCTGACCACCCAAGTGTTTCATCTTATCATATGATTCATCTAAACTATAAACATATTCCTCATACTGACCTGTTGAATGATTAAAGAATACTACTCGTGTGGAATATTTACCTTCCCTGAGAGATCTCATCAAATCCACATCAGATTCAAAAGAAGCTTCTTGTATTCTATCTCTAGTATCCTCATTATCAGTCAGATTAGCATGTTGTTCAATGTATGGTCCCCAATATTGTACCATATCATTTTTATTATCACAAAGATAATCTACAGAGAAGAAGTTATATCCCCTATTAGTTTCCCAAAAAAAGTATCCAGCACTACCTTCGACTTTTTCCACAGAAGAAACCTGAGAGTTGACTGATGTTCCATTTGCTTCTTTTGGTATTCTCACCGTTTTAGGAGCAAGCATAGCAGCAACATCAAAAGGTCTATGTCTAGATGTTGTCATCTTATGATCAAACGAACTATTCTCACTAAAAACTTTCTTCTCAGATTTTAATATTTCCTTTATCAATATCTCATCAATAATTTGTTCTGCTTTACCAGAAATTGTTCTAGAGAGAAATGAAGCTTCATTTACCAACCCTTCTTCTGCAATCAATCCCAAAGTATATACTTGAGTTCTGTTTGAAGATACTCTATTTCCGATTTTCCAAACTCTAAAAACGTATTCAATGGGGTCTTGTGCAAATGAGTGTTTAATAACAAGTTCAATTCTTTCAGAACCCTGTAAAGGAGGTCGATTGAGTTCTTTGCTTCCTGTAAGAAGTCCAGCATTGTCAGATATAACCATCGTCGCTGCGACACAAGGGCTCGTAATATTTTCAAAATAGTTAATAGAGTAAATCATATCACCTATAGGAATAGGTGATGTATTGCCTGCAAGAAAGATTGATGCTTTCTTTAAAATAAAATCCTGAGGGGATTGAATAGTATCTGCCATATCAACCTCCTAAGGTTAGTAATCTTTGTTTAGCCATATATGCTAATAATCCAGCATCAGACATATCAGAACCTTTCTTCGATTGTGAAGATTGCCCTGATCCACCAGTAGTCACAGTAGATGTATTTGTAACTGGATTCTGAACAACAGCAACTTTTGGTCCTGCTGTTCTCATTGCTGTTTCTGCAGATGATTCTAATAGAGCACTTGGTGCAGCATTTGATGGTGCTTGATATGCAGAACCTGTACTTGAAACAGGAGATATATCAGGAGTAGATTTAGTAGGTTGAGCTGGCGTTGGAGTAGCAGTGGATCCAGCAGCACCATGTCCAACAAACGCTCTAGTTCCAGAAATTGTTCCACTAATACCAAAACCATCTCCTCTATCTTGAACATCAGAGACACCAACTGGCATTCTCAATCCTTTTCTTCCAGCAATATCTAGACCACCAAAAGATCCACCACCACTTCTGGAAGCATGAGCTGCTTGTTCTTGTTCAATATACTTCATTAATGTTGGATCATCAGGTGGATTGTTAGGATCAATATCAATATTTGCATTTGTAAATGAGAATGACTCTCCTTTATTAATAAGACCCTTTGCAACCTTAAATCCTGCACGTCTTGCTTCTTTCTTACCTTCTGGTTTACCCCACAACTCTGTTTCTGGTCCAATATGGAAGTGATCTCCACGAGAATTTCCAGTATCACCTTGAATGAATGTACCAGGAGTTTCCAATGAAGCAGTTGGTTGCATTGGTGTTTGTGGTGCAACCTGTTGTTGCTCTTGTTTCCCTTTTGCAAGAGGGTTCTTAATACCCATCCACTTAGGACCAAGGAACCCATCACCTGAGGTTCCACCACCTAAATTGGTTGTGTTATTATTAGTAACTTCTGATTTAGGGGCAAAAGGGTTCTTAATACCCATCCATTTAGGACCAAGGAACCCATCACTATCTTGACCACCACCCAAATTAGTATCACCACCACTACCACGATTTCCAAATATACTCTTCATACCAGGAATTTTATCTAAAAGATCTCTAGTAGTATTACCATAAGATTTACCACCTTTTACACCAAGTGGATCACCAATACCTCTATTCTCCAATTCTTGACCAATTGCGGATGCAATACCTTTATACTCTTTTTCTTTACCACCAAACAGATTAGATAAACCACCACCAATACCATCATCTGATTTATTGAGAGGTAAAATACTCATAACTTCTGGATTTCCAGGTTCATTGAATACACCATTCAATCCAGGCATACTAAATGGCATGTTTTTCATACCAGGAATAATTGTTCCACCTTCTTTGAATTTTGCTGGTGGAAGTGCTTTTTGTCCTGATCCACCCATCATATCACCAGCCATCAATGCAGCATCAATACCCAAAGATACAGCAGTTCCAACACCAGGAACAGTAGAGGCAGCACCAGATGCTAATTCACCAACAGCACCTATAATATCACCTTTAAGTAATCTTTCAATACCAAATGCAGCACCTGCAAGTAATCCAACACCAGGAATTTTCTTTGCTACTGCTTTACCTCCTCCTTTTGCTACTGCTTTTCCTGCTGTCTTTGCTCCTGTTTTAATAGCAGTTTCACCAACTTCTTTTGTTATTGTTTTTCCAATCTTTCCAATAGGACCACCTTTTTTAGATAGAGAGGTAATTGGTTTAACACCCTTCGTTGGTTTAGCAGGTCTTCCTTTTTTAAATGCGGCAATTCTTTGTTCTTTTGTTAGATAGTTACCTTTAGCATCAGTACCCATCTGAAGGGCATTATTAAATAAATCCCCAATTCCTGACGACTGTGGTTTTGGTGTAGCACGAATATTTGGTATAGAAGTTCCAATTGTGCCAGGTAATTTAGGACCACCAGGTGGTAACGACGGTCTTGGTCGTGGGACAATAGACCCTCCACCAGCTGGTAATTGTAATGGTTTAACTACTACTTTTCTTATTACCTCTTGTCTAGGAGGTAATCTCTTCTGATCCCTATCCCTCAACCTTTTTATATCTTCTCCACCACCATCAGATTCTACATTTACAGATGCAAAAGCAAAAGTAGAAGTTACACCAAACCTAAGAGTTTCATCTTGTGGTTTTTCATATGTCTCCTCAATACCAATCTCTACCTTTGCCTTATTACCAAAAAGTTCAAATTCACCAGCAATCTTACCATCAACAATATCTGCTTCAGAAAAGTTTTCGGATATTACAAACTTTCTCTTTGTACCATCTGGAAACTTAGCATTCTCAGCAGTAATAGTAAAGGTGACTACTTCACCTCTTTTAATACTTTGTTTATCGGCCTCAACCTTCCATCCGAGACGGTCACGTTTTTTACCGTCTGCTAGTTTTAATCCTGCAATTGCGTAAGATCCTGATGCCATTAGCTTTCTTGTGCTTTTTTAAGTTCTTCAAGATATTGTTGCAATAACGCAGTGTAAACATCTCGTTCCCACGGCATTAAATTTTCAATTTCCGTCAAACTATATTTATGGTACTGGATCAAAGCAAAATTAGTTTTATAATACCCCTCCAGCGTCATATGGAAGAGGCTTATCCGAAAAAATTAGATAATCCCTCAATTGTGTATTCATCAACAACACCAGTATTTGGATTTTTTGCTTCAAAAGTATGAGTCAGTTTTGGTGAAGTTTCAAAGAATTCAGAGAATTTCTCAAATTGTTCTCTGGTCATATTTTCAATAAATGTATTAAACTCTTCTTTTGTAGTAGTTGAATGATCGAATACTTCATCTTCAGCAAATATTTGATCAATAGAATCTGCGATAAAGTCAACTACCTGATCTTCTTCAAATCTCTTCAAAAGAGAAACATTAACAAAAGTATCAATGCCAGGATATTTCATTACACACCCAACTTTATCGTCAAGCATGATTTTTTTATTATGACCCTTAGGAAACTCAACTTCTACATCTTCAAGGTTCACTGTTACAGTTGTATTTGTCTCTCCATCATCTTTACAGGTAACAACAAATTCTACTGTGCTTCCAACAGAAACAGATCTGATTTTTAAGTAAATATACTCCAAATCAAAAGATGCTAATTTTTCAACTTTTACACCCCTAGATACAATGCAATTTTGGAGAAGGTCACAAACTGCATCTCTAATTGCTTTTTCATCGCCATCCTCGGATGCTAGTAAAAGCACCTTTTCCTCTTTTACTGTGAATGGACGAATTTTAATAGTTTTGCCCGTAGAAGGAACTTTGATACTAGAAATAGGATAACCAATTTTCGGTAGTGACATAATATGCTCGTTCAGTATTATTATTTAGTGCGACTTTTTTGGGCAAAAATTAGCAGAGTAAATTTTCCCCGTTTTATGGAATTGAAAAGTCGAATTTGCTATGTTACACCAGTAGATAGATTAAATTGTTGTTGTGTAATATCATTCATCAAAACATAGTGTCTTTCATATTGGAACTGTGCTGTAAACTTAACTAGTTGGGTATTACCATATGAAAGAGGAACAGCATCAACCTCTGCTGGCCAGCAGTTTTCCATTACATAAGTAATTGGTGATCTTTCTTGTGTGTCTTGAGGACCCATTTCAGTTTTAGTAATCCTTATATTACATCTGTACTCATCAGGATATGCTAGTCGGACTGCACGTTTTGAATTCAATCTATCAGTAGTTCTCATACTTTCGAGATTACTTCCTGGCTTCTCTGACTTTTGATTCTCTCCAAAAATATAATCATTCCATGATTGAATGAATTTTAAAGGAAGTAGATCAGCAGTTAACATCCAACCTAATTGGAATGTACTGAATACACGACTGGTTGCATAGTTAACTTGACTCTCACCTAGGTATCTTCCAGTAATTCCACCAGTTCCAGTACTAATATTAGGTAACTGTGCTTCATCACAGAAGAGTTTTATGTACTCTTCTTTATAATATGAACCCAAAGCTTGTTTTAGTTCATCAGTTAAGTAAAAATGCACATCAAAGTTATTGCTTGAAGCAACACCACCTCTATTACCTATCTTCTTTAAAAAGTTGTCTATAGACACACTAAATACCTATGTTGGTCTTTTTATATTTATGGCGTACTCTGGGTATTTTAAACCTAAGAACCCAAAGAAGTACCGTGGCAACCCGACAAATATTGTTTATAGGTCGCTATGGGAACGAAAGTTCATGGTGTTCTGTGACAATAACCCTTCTATATTACAATGGGGTAGTGAAGAAGTAATTATACCATACAGAGCTCCTGATGGTAAGGTGAGAAGATACTATCCAGACTTCTATATTAAAGTTCGTGAAAAGTCTAATAATATCACGAAATATATTATTGAAGTAAAACCCAAAAAACAAACACAACCACCGAATGAGAAAAATAAACGAACTGCCTCATATCGTAATGCTGTATTAACATACGCAAAAAACCAAACTAAATGGTCTGCTGCTCGTGATTATTGTGAAGATAGGCAGATGAATTTCTTAATACTAACAGAGGATCATTTAGGAGTATGAAACAATGGCACAAGGATTTGGTTCTACAGCGATTAGAACCACAAACATAAACCCAATTGGGTACGAAACTCTATTCCAGAGAATAAAAACTCTGAGTTCAGGGCAAAAGAAATCTATAAACTGGTATATATCAGCAGTAAAATCAGAATCTGGTAAGTATACCAAAAATTTTACCAACACAGGTAATACACAAGTAACTCAAACACAAAATGAAGTACGAAACACTACATTAGAAAAACATATCTATATGTTTGAGTATAAGGCAAAAATGAGATGGTTGCCTTACTATGATAAGTTTCCACTGGTATATGTTCTCAAATCATCAGGTACTGAATTCACAGGAGTAAATTTACACTATCTGTCACCAAAAAAGAGAATAATTGCCACCAGAAAATTATTAGCAGGAAGAATTGACATACCCAAGGCATGTTTCCATAAATACCTACATAACCATGTCCAGGAAGGAGTATATATTGATCTTGCTCAAGCAGAGTGGGATACTGCTATCCTCCTACCAACTGAGGAATTTGTGAGAAGTATCAATGGTATGAACTTTCCTATAGATAAGAAAGTCGTATGGAAAGATACTGATGATACTTTCTATGATAAAATCAGGGGTCAAAGTAAATAATGTCACAACCAGTAGCACAACAACTAGAAGCAGACACTACTACTACTGATCAAGTAACATCTGGAACATCTAGCAACGATTGGTTCGATGCACTTCCAGGTTTTGTTAAAGGTCCAGCTAAAGCACTAGGTCTAGATGATGATCTAGAAGGTGTGATCAATTGGATTGAAAATAGTCCTGCTGGTCAGTTTGCAGAAGATGTAGTTGCTGATCTCAAACAAACTTTAAGAGATAAAAAGGATGATTTAATAGGTCCAGATCAAATTTCATTTAAGGTACAACCCAAAGCAATTACAGGAGATGATGATAGAAACGATGCTCATAAATCATCTCTGAGATATCCAAACGATTCTATATTGGGAAGCACAGATTACATGCTGTACCAATTCTTTAAATATCAACCACCCTTTGCTGGTCAAGGTGCATTTAATCCCAGAAACTTATTATCACAAACTACTGGTGAGAATGCAAGTATTGAAGAGTATAATTTATCATCAACCAATCTAAGAACTGATACACAATTGAATCAGGTTGTATTATATGTTCCACCTGATATATCATCTACATATGGTGCAGAATGGTCTGATCAATCATTTAGTAACACTGCTGTTGCTAAGATCAGAGGTGGTCAGGCAATTAGAGATGGTAATATATTTGGAGCAATACAAGGTCAGTTTGAAAATCTAGGAAATGCAATAGGAAGATCTACTGATGTTATGGGTGCTGATTTTATTAGGAATCAGATTGCAGGTGCAACTGGAGAACAAATGAGTAGAAATGATTTGTTTTCATCAGCAGCAGGAGTAGTGATGAATCCAAACACTGAACTGCTATACAGAAACCCTCACATGAGAACCATTGACTTCACATATAAATTGGTTCCAAATAACAAGCAAGAAGCAGAAATTATTTTTGAAATTGTAAGGACATTTAAACTATGCTTACATCCTTCGTTTGGTATTCCTGGTAAACAGCAAGGAGGTAAACTAACAGGTAGTGGAGGAGCGTTAAACACTTTTAATAAAGCAGAAACTAAGGTTGGTTTTGTTTCTGTTCCTAGTGTATGTAAATTTGCATTCATGAAAGGAGGAGGTTTACATCCATTCCTTCCACAGTATAAAACATGTGCATTAGTTAGTGTTGATGTCAACTACACTACTGATGGACAGTATGTGGTAACAAGAGATGGTTATCCAGTTGCAACTGAACTAAGATTATCATTCAAAGAACTCAAACTCGTGTACAGAGAAGACATTAAACCAGTCAGAAAGAGTACAGTCAAGTTTGGTAAGAACAAAGCACTGCACGGAGGTCACTGATGTATTTTTCTTTAATACCAAACATACAATATCCAATCAAACCTATTGGATATCCATTCACACAAGAAGATATTACTGTTGCTAAGAATTTCTTTAGGAGATATCAACTGAACAAAAATATCTTTGAGAATGCAGTGTTCTTTGATCTATATCAAATTGGTGATAAACAAAGACCAGAACACGTAGCAAAGGAAATATATGGTGATGAGATGTATGATTGGGTAGTACTACTATCAAATAATATTATCAACTCACAATTTGATTGGCCCTTATCCAACAGTGAGTTAACAAAAGTAATTGAATCTGAATATGATGATCCGTATTCAACTATCCATCACTATGAAACATATGATTACGGACAATATAAAAAAGGAACCCATGTTGACAAGACCTTTTATGATGGTCAACACAAGTTCCTTCTTTCTGATGGCAATTACGTTACTAAAAATGGTAACGAAGTTTCAAAATCTATTACTGTTATGGAGCACTACACTACAGAGAACGAAAATAAACGTGAGATCTTTGTTCTTAAGGAAGATTACTTCATAGGATTCGTAGATGACTTCAGAAAAAATAATCGTTACAAGAAGAGTGATGATTACGTTAGTGCTAAATTAAAACGAGCAAGAATCTAATCGACTTTTTCGGGCAAAAATATGCCCGAATTTTTTTTGCAGTTTCATGGAATTGACTTATTGATTTTGACCTAATAGTCATCACCATTAGTATTTCTTTCTACCCACTCAGCATTGTTTCTACAGAATGCATCAGCATCTATTTCCATACGCCAGTGGGTGACAGTATGAAGGGTCTGTATCATGACCATCACACCCAGTATCAGCACAGGTCCTATCCATAAGGGGTGCATCACGACATCTTCTGTCTTTTTCATATTAATATAAAACCCCCCACATATGTGGAGGGTATGTTTTCACCAAGTTTTACTATGAGTGTTAAGGTCACCTTCAACATGATTGTGTTCTATCTCATCTATGTGAGCATGATCAACATTGATGTGAGAATCTTCAACAACCTTTACTCTATAAACAATCTTAGATTGCTTCTTTGCAAAGTGAAGATCCATTCTTTTCTTCAACCAATATAGGAAAGTAAGTACCAATATGAATTGAATACCTTCTCCCCATGACATGTTCCAAGCATCATTAAGATTCATGGAAGCGGCTGCCAGAAGATCTGGCACCGCTAACATTTCTGTACCCATATTAATCTGCTGCTAAACTAGCAAAGTATGACAGTGCATCGTCATCTTCTACTACTGCTTCCTGTTTTACAGGAGAAGGTGTAGATACTGCAACAGGTTCGTACTCTTCATCATCAACAGAAGGACGAGTAACAGGACGTTGACCAATGCCAAGTACCATGTTCAAACGACGTTCAAGATCCTCATAGGACTTGAACTGATCCTTAGAAGTAAATGCTTCTAACGAATGTTCTTTTTTCCAGATTGCTTCCAGTTCAGCATCATCTGAACTAATAGCACTAACACTATCAAACTCACTGCTGTCATAGTTCCAGAAACCTGCGACTTTCTTGATCTTTAACTTGAAGTTAGCACCTTCCCAAAGATCAAAGACATTTACTGGTGTCTCATCTTGGAACTCAGGTTGCATAGCAGCGAGGATCTTATCATGGATCTTCTTACCATACTTGTA